GTCTCATCCAGGGTCACGCTGCGGAGTACTTCAAGATCAGTATGACCCGCATGGAGGCGTCAGGTCTCGATGAGTACCTGCTTCTGCCGGTACATGATGAGGTCGTGGCTGACGTGCCACGTGAGCTCGCCGACGAGGTGTCGCGTGCCATCGCGGAGTGCATGTCGGATGACGAGACCTACCGTGTCAAGATCAGCGCCGGCGCGGACATCCTGCCGGAGAGGTGGCAGAAGGTATGACGCAACCACGTCTCACCCTCGCACCTGAGCCACCTGGTGGTGACCCCAGCGTTGTGCTGTGGTTCGATCCAGGTCTCATGACAGGCTGGGCGTACCTCGAGAACGGTGTCGACTTCAACAGTGGCCAGAAGCCATTCGAGGACATCGGTGACATGCTCACAGGCTGGGCTGAGATCCTCGGTCCCAACCTCTGGGTGGGGTGGGAGCTGTACATCGTCACCCAGGGTGGCGGCAAGGTGGGCACCCCCAAGTACAGCCTTGAGACCATCGGCATGCTCAAGTGGATCTGTCACTCGCACGACGTGACTGTGCTGAAGGCCATGCCGTCAGCGTCACGGAAGCTCGGTGACGAGGTGAAGCTGAAGCGGCTAGGCTGGCGGAAGCCCGGCAAGGTGCACGCCAACGACGCTGCCATGCATCTCCTGGCGTGGCATCTCCGTGAGAAGCGACTGTCATCTGCCCTGCTCGCAAAGGCACTTGGCACCTGACTTCTCCATGACGGTGCTAGATCAAACCGTGTACAGATCAGGCTCTACCTGGTAGACTGGTCACAGCTCAACAGGAAGGGACAGCGGAAGTGCAAGTGATCGCAGACTCCCTCGTTGCCAAGCGCCAGGGTTGTCCTCGCTGCGGAGCCAGGCCTAACGTGGCTTGCAGCGAGACTGGCCGGCAGTACGTCCCACTGGCAGAGACTCACGTTGAACGTCTCGCGCTCGTCAACGAGCGATACCTGCGAGAGGATCCACGCGTCGATGCCGAAGGCTGATCTCTTCACCCACGATGGCCAGCAGGTCATCAGCATCGCGACCACCTACCAGGACCGTCACCTCATGACGGAGCTGCCGGGTGGCCGCTTCAACCGCCAGCTGCAGGGCTGGCTCGCCCCTCTCAGCTGGGCAACCTGCGTGACCCTCAGGGGTCTCTTCGGAGACCGTCTCGAGGTCAGTGAGGACCTTCAGAACTGGGCGTGGGAGCAGCGCAACAGTCGGATCGAGCCAGCGTTCGTGATCCGTAACCTGCTCGAACTGCCAGCCGACATGCCGTTCCCAGAGCTCGACGAGGTGGAGAAGGGCAGCACGCTCAAGCTCTTCCCGTACCAGCGTGTTGATGTCAAGTTCCTGATGCTCAACGAGCGGGCACTCCTCGCCAACGAGCCAGGCCTCGGCAAGACGGGTGTGCTGATCAGGTTCCTCCAGGTGCTCAAGCTGACTGGCAAGGAACCGTTCCCAGCCGTGGTGATCTGCCCGAACAGTCTCAAGTTCGCGGTCTGGCAGCGAGAACTCGCCATGTGGGCGCCTGAGTTCTCGGTCCAGGTGGTGGATGGCTCAGCTGGCAAACGGCGGAAGCAGCTGGCCGTCAAGGCTGACGTCTACATCATCAACTGGGACAGCGTCAGGCTGCACTCCAGGCTCGCCGCGTATGGCTCGATCAACCTCACCGACGCGGAGAGGCTGGAGAAGGAGCTCAATGAGCTTCAGCCCCGTGCCGTGTTCATGGATGAGGCACACCGTCTGAAGTCTCCGCAGACCGCGTGGACCAGGGCAGCGTGGGCGGTCGCGCACCAGGCTCGCTACCGCGTGGCGGCAACCGGCACGCCGGTGACCGACCACGTGGGTGACATCTGGTCGCTCGGTCACGCTCTTGAGCCCACGTGGTTCCCCGCCAAGACGAAGTACATGAACCGCTACGCTCAGGTGTCGCTGAACTTCTTCGGTGGCGCTGAGGTGGTGGGGGTCAACCCGTACACCAAGGATGAGCTCTTCAGCATCCTGGATCCGCTCACCAGGCGGGTGCCGAAGCTGCTGGCTCTGCCGCAGCTGCCACCGAAGTTGCCAACGCAGTACCGGCACACTCCGATGACGGCGAAGCAGCAGAAGGCCTACGATCAGATGCGTGAGGAGATGCTCGCGTTGCTGGACGGTGGCCTGCTCATCGCCGGCGATGACCGTGTCAAGTTCGCCAGGCTGATGCAGTTTGCCGCCGCCTCCGCGGAGATCAGCGAGGAGACTGGCAAGGTCAAGTTGACTCTGCCATCGGCAAAGGTAGACGACGTGATCGATCTGCTGGAGGAGATGGGTGACGCTCCCCTCGTGGTGGGTGCCGTCTCCAGGCAGCTGATCGAGCTCGTCGGCAAGAAGCTGGAGCAGCTGAAGATTCCTCATGGCTACGTCACCGGCTCCTACACGCCGGCAGAGCGACGGATCACGGTGGACAACTTCCAGGCTGGCCGCATCCGCGTCATCCTGGTGACACTGGGCGCGGGCTCGGAGGGCATCACCCTGACCAGGGCTGACACGCTCCTCTTCATGCAGGAGGACTTCAGCGAGGTCAACAACAAGCAGTTCGAGGAGCGGATCTACCGCATCGGTTCGGAGATCCACAAGGGCATCCGCATCATCAAGCAGATCACCCCGAACACCGTGGAGGAGCGGAAGGTCGAGCTTCTCGAGGGCAAGCGCGAGCGCATGGAGGAGATCCTGCGGGACGAGGCATCGATCCGATACCTCCTGGGAGGCTGAGTGACAGACGACGTACCCACCTTCAGCAACAGCACGTTCAGGACGGCAGGCAGGTGCCCGCGCCACTGGTACCTGGCCTACTACCTCGGCTATGGCAAGCGGCCTGAGCAGGAGAACCCTGTCACGGTGGCGACCCTCGGCACCAGGGTGCACTGTGCCTTGGAGGCCTACTACGGCTATGGTCTCGACCCAGTCGCCGCACTGAGGGTGATCTACTATCTCGCCACGAAGGAGTTCCCCTTCGAGGCAGATGAGCTGGAGAAGCAGCACGGCTACGCCAAGGCGATGGTCGAGGGCTTCATCCAGTGGTCGGAGGAAGAGGGCATCGACGCGGCACTCGAGGTCATCTCCACGGAGAAGATCGAGACGCGTGATCTCATCCTCCCCGACCGCACGATCGTCAGGCTGATGGCAAAGCTCGACCAGAAGGTGCGTCGGCAGACGGATGGCGCCGTTCTCTTCCGCGACTGGAAGACTGTGGGCACCCTCGCCAAGTCGCACCTGCTCATCCTGGACGAGCAGATGCGGTTCTACTCCCTGCTAGATGCCCTAGACGCCTTCGAGACGGGCGAACGCGCAGACGGTGGGCTGTACACGATGCTCCTCCGTTCCAAGCGCACGCCAAAGGCCAACGGCCCCTTCTACAAGGAGGTCGAGGTCAGGTTCAACCAGCACGATCACAGCTCCATGTTGGAGCGAACCAGGACACGTGCGCAGCATCTGGTGATCACGACACGGAAGCTGGACGCCGGCGGCGATCATCGTGGTCTTGCGCCACCCAACCCAGGTGACTACTGTGGCTGGGGTTGCCCGTTCACCCTCATCTGCCCGATGATGGATGACGGCAGTCGCTGGGAGGATGCCCTCCAGGCGAACTTCATCAAGCGTGACCCGTACGGGTACTATGGAACGGGTCTTATCGACCAGGTGAGGGCTTCCCTCACCCCTGGAACGATGGAAGGGAAGTGACAGATTGACCGACCTCGGTATGTCCCTGCTCGTGCATGGACCATCCAAGAGTGGCAAGTCCACCCTGGGTGACACCACCCCAGGACCGCGTCTCGTTCTCGACGCAGAGATGGGATCCAGGTTCACCCCGTCGAAGAAAGTCGTCTGGGACCCCACCCAGTACGCCCCGCCTGAGCCCAGCGAAGACTGGGACACCGCGATCGTGTACGTTCGCGACTACAAGTCCGTGGCTCGTGCCTACGAGTGGCTGAACAGCGGCAAGCATCCGTTCAAGTCGGTGGTGCTTGACTCCATCTCGGAGATCCAGCAGCGCGCCATCGACGCCCTCGTCGGCGCCGACATCATGAAGACGCAGGACTGGGGTACGATTCTCCGGCAGATCTCGGATCTTGTCCGCAAGTTCCGTGACCTCACCACCAACCCTGTCAAGCCTCTCGAGGCGGTCGTGCTCATCGCCATGACCAAGCAGCGAGACGACAGCAGTTGGTACCCGTACGTCCAGGGCTCCCTGGCAACGGTGCTGCCGTACCACGTCGACGTCTGCGCGTACCTTCAGAACGTCACCCTGGACGATGGCATCTCCACCGCTCGTCGTCTCTTCGTCGGACCCATCAACGGGTATGTCACCGGCGAGCGAGTGGCCGGCCGCCTCGGCACGTACCTCGACAACGCGAACGTTGCGGACATGCTCGGCATGGTACGTGGCGACATCGAGCCCAACAGCAACTGAGAACGGAGCGGACTGACACATGGCAGCATTCTCTTGGGGAGACCTTCAGCAGGCTGCGGACGACGCCGGGTTCGGTGTCATCCCTGCTGGCGAGTACGAGGCGGTCGTGAAGACCGCTGAGCACAAGAAGACCGGCACCGGCAAGGACAAGATCGCCGTCCGCTTCAGCGTGACCACCGGTCCGTCGGCTGGCAAGTCCGTGTTCAACGACTTCGTGCTCAGCCCGGACAACGGCACCGCACTCGGGTTCTTCTTCCGCAACATGAAGGCGCTGGGTCTCGGCCCGGACTACTTCGCCAACAACCCGGAC